CCCAAGTCAGTCCCCAGGATTTGCAGTGCTATGCCCACGAGACCGTCTGCAGGAGAGTCACGCGGCCGGGCAGGGTTTCCAGCCGGTCGAACGTCGCCGTGACGTTCGTGGCCGTGATCGCCAGATGCTGAGTGCCGTCTTCGTCGCGGGTGACCGTCGCCCACGCGAAGTCACCCAGGACCATGTGCTCCCACGGCACTCGCGGGATGGTGACCTGGTCAGGCGCGGGGTCGTTATTGAGTGTGACGGTGCCGTCGCCGTTGTCGGTGTAGTCGAGCGGGTCAGCCATGGTTTCCCCAGTTGTTTGATTGCAGCAGACTTGATCTCAACTGATGAGCACGGCCCCGTGCGCGCCGGTCAGCGAGACCATTTCGCTCGTGGTGAGGCCGGGGCCGATATCTGTTGCGGCGCCGGCGGTTGTCCACGAGACGCCACCGACGGTCTCCGACCGGAGACCTTCGGGGTTTTGGTACAGGCGAGAGGCGGCAGCGAGGCACACGCCCCGGATCCCCTGCGGGATGTTTCCTGAGGCGTAGCCGTGGGTGTATGTGACGGTGACCTGTTCAGGCCAGGTCGATCGGTACCCGGCGCGCACCAACCGGTATCCACGGATCCGGTAGTCGATGTCCAGGACGGGTGTCTCCGCGATCCCGTAGCGATCCACTGCAGTCACCGCCCCCACAGAGACGACGGGCCGCTCAGGCAGGTACAGGGTTCGTTCACCGCCGTCCAGGACGACGGTGTCGTTGGTCACCAAAAGAACGTTCTGACCCAGCGCGTCCTTGATCCACCCCGTCGCGACCTCGAGCGCGAGCGTGGCGGTGGCGGTGTCGAGGTCAGACTGGATGTACGAGGCGAGGTCGGAAGGAGTGGCGAGCATGTCAGCCACGTCTCACCACCCCTTCCTTCTCGCGGCGCTCAGGCCTGGGTGTCCTTGGCGCGGAGCTCGGTGATCAGGTGCGCCTTCTCGACGTCACGGTTGATCTCCACACCCCGCTCCTTGGCGAGATCCCGCAGTTCCTCCAGCGTCATGAAGTCGTACGCCGGATACGGATTGCCGGCGGCGTCCGCAGGGTCCACCTGCAGCACCTTCGCCGCCGCGGAAGACGCCTCGTTCCCGACCTCAGCGGTACGGTCCTCGGCGGCCTTCTTGTCAGCCTGGCCCTGACTGTTCTTTTCAGCCACGATGCTCACTCCTTCGGTTCGGCGGGCTGTTCCGATCCCCGGGACTTGTCCGCAGGCTTACGGACAGCTTTGTCCGCAGGCTTTGGCTTCGCCTTCTCCGGGTACACGGTGGTCAGGCCCCTAGCCTGCGCATCGTGATCAGTCAGCTCGTCACCTTCGGCGTAAGCCAGAATCGCCGCGTCGGGGTGCCCGTGAGGTACAAGTACCCCGTCCGCGGTCTTCCAGATGTGCCTGGGAACCCTGAACATCAGGTCTGCGCCCCCACGACCGTCCAGGTCGAGGTGGTGGTTCCGTTGGTGGCGGTGCAGATGTACAGCTTGCCCGCGCTGGTGTCGACGGCCAGGGAGCCGACGATGCACGAGCCGGCGAAGTCGTTCGCCACGAGCGCGCCGGCCTTCTGGAACGGCGCGCTGTTGAGGCCGTCGCCGGGCATGACGACGCCTCCGGTAAGGATCGGCATATCGCTTCTCCTGTCAGATGCCGGTGACGGTGCAGAACGCGGTCGGCCGGTACACGACGAGCGCGACCCGCATGTCGGCCCGGATGGCCTGCTTGCCCTCGATGAAGAACGTCGAGTGGCTGTTCGACACCTGGGTGTCGACGCCCCGGCGAACCGCGAGCTCGAGGTAGTTCGTGTCGCCCACCAGGGCGGTGTTCTGGGTGATGGCCTGCGCCAGAGCGACCTGCAGGCCCCAGATGCGCTCCGGGCCGGCGTCGGAGGGGTTGCCCCAGATGTAGAGGCCGTCGGCGGTGCGGAGCAGCCGCACGTCCTGCCAGTCATTCGGGTGGAACACCGCGAGGTTCGGCTGCGCCTGGCCGGTGACCTGGACAGCGACCATGGCCTTGTACACCGCGTCCGGGGTCGGGTCGGCGCCCTTCGCCTGAGTCTGGACGCCGATGGTGTTCAGGATGCCGCGCAGGTTCGGCGCGGTGCCGTTGCCGACCAGGATCTGGGAGTCGAGACGCTGCCGGACCATGAACGGGAGCCGGTTGTCGATGATGCCGCGCATGCGGGGCTCGTCGTCGAGCTGCTCGTCGGTGACCGGGAGGAAGACCGAGATCTTGCGGACCAGGGAGGTCTGCTCGGTGAACGCGAGCGCGGCCTCCGGGTAGGTGCCACCCTCAGCGGTCTCCGCGGCAGCGTTGGTGAAGGTCGTCTCCTCCATGTACTGCACCGCGGACTGCGACGTCTGGGTCTGCGGGATCAGTTCCGCCACCTGCAGCGGGCGGGTCGCGAACTCCACCAGACGGCCCGACCGGGTCACCTCCGGCGCGAAGCCGGCGGTGGTGGTCATCAGGGTCTTCAGGTCGACATCGATCGTCGCCTCCGGACCGACCGGCCCGGTCTTCATGCGGTACGCGTCGGACTCGACGAACATCTGGCCGAACGACTTCGCGCCCTGCGAGTGCTGCTCGGTCGAGTCAGCGCCCTGCTCGGCGTGGATGTCCTTGTCGACGGAGGTCCGGGCCCGCTCGGCGGCCTTCTGGACTGCGGTGAGAGAGTCGACTTCCTTGCTCACGTCGGTCAGCTCGTCGTTCAGCTCGCGGATCTTCGCCGCGATGTCGTGCGTGGTGCCCTTGACCGCCTTCACCTTGGTGAGGTCGACGTCGGGACCGGCCTCGTCGAAGATGGTCGCGAGCTCCTTGCGCTTCGCGTCCAGCTTCCCCTGGGCCTCCTTCAGTGCGGGGAACGTCATGTCAGGTCTCCTGAGAGTAGCTGCTGGCGGACGAACCGGGCGTACTCACGCTCGGCGTCCTCTTGCGGAGTGTCGAGCAGGGCGCGGAGCCGCTTCGTGCCGTCGTAGACCCACTCGAGGACGTCGACGGTGGACGCGGAGATCGCCTTGCCTTTGCTACGGCGGAGAGCCATGACTTCCGACGTACGGGTGATGAGGTTGTCGAGGCCGGCCAAGACGACCGCGGCTTCCTCATGGAACTTCAGGGCCCCGGTCTCGCCGGGTGTACGCAGGTCGGGGACGTCACGATCCCCGTCCTGCAGGTGCTGCGCGAGGTGGTTGTACACCGCACGCCGCTCGGCGTCGTTCAGGTCGGCGCCCTTGATGCCGTTCAGGTCGGCGATGCCGACCAGGCACGCCCGCAGGTTCGCCTCGCCGCCGACAGTGTCGTGGTGGAGGAACCCGTACGACGACTTGACGGTCGGGTCCTTGCTCGGGTCCACGTAGGCGTGGACTGCGCGCAGGTCGTCGACAGTGGAGTCGTCGGGGATCTCGCTGTAGGTCTTGGTTCCGTCCCACCGCTTGGTGGTGACGGAGGTCTCGTGCGGCCGGATCGCCGCGTTGTACTCATCCACGGTCCGAGCCGCCTCCTCGCTGTGTCCGGTCTTGTGCGCCTTCGCGGCTAGGGTGCGGGTGTTCACGCCGGCGCCGACTAGCACCGGTGACACCTCGTGGGTCTTGAGCCGCTTCAGGAACTGCACATCCTTGCCATCAAACTTGCCGGGCTCGGCCTCGAGAGTGTCGAACCCGTACGACCACTCCTGCCGGGGGCCGAGCGCCTTCACCACCGCGAATGTGTCCCGTCCGGCGGTGGTGTCCATGAAGAACTGGCCCTCGAGAATCGCCTCGGTCTTCGTGGTGCGGATCTTCCCCTTCCCCACCGGGAGGGCCCCCGACCACGAGGTGTGCTGATACGACGAGATCAGCACCTCAGCGCCGTCCTCGAACGCGCCGGGAAGGGTGACGTCGCCGTCCTTGTCGACCACGTTGAACGTCGCGAACACGGCGGTGACCTGTCCTTGGTCACCGGCCTTCACGTCAACGTGGCGAAGAGTCTTCGAGTCCATTCATCTGTCCGTTCATCGACGCGCCAGGACGTTCGCCGGAGCCGGGTGGCTGGAGCTGTACAGGCAGCAGACCGGAGTGGCTGCCGCGGAGACGGTTCAAGTCGTTGGTTGCGACGAACTCGACCGCCGAATCAGGGTCGTATCCACCGTCGACCAGTTGCCGCAGCGTCTGGGCGTCGGTGAAGCGGATCTTGGCCAGGTCGGTGGCGTCATCGTGGAGGAACGCGATGTCGCGGTCGTCGTACCACAGCGACGCCCCCGCCGTCGGAGGGGTGACCAGGGTCTGCAGCGAAGCCGCCGCCATGCGCCACAGGGGACGCATCGTCTTGTTCGCGGTCAGCCGGGCGGCGGCCTGGAAGTTGCCGGCGTTCAGACTTGACCCCGACAGCCCCTCGGCGAGCCCTACCACGGTCGGGTGCATCCCCGCCGCTGCCGCGATGCGGGTCTCGCCTGCGCCCTGGGTGGCCTTGAAGTCGAGTTGCCGGAAGTCGGCGCTCATCGGCTTCACGTCGGCGCCGCCGGCCAGGAACAGGGTCTTGTACGCCTTGTCCGCGCCCTGGTGGGCTTCCTTGAACTTCGCGACGTACTCGGTGAACTTCTCCGGTGTCACATCCGGGCCCATGGTGATCGCCATGTTCGGGGTCGCGCCGTTGGTGAAGAACCGTCCCTTGTGATGGGTGGCGGCCTTGTCGGCGCGGATCTCCTCGATGATCGGCGTCAGCCAGGACATCCCGCGGAATCTCACCGCAGGATCCGGCAGCGGTGAGAAGTGGCATACCTCGTCCGGCAGTAGCACCACCGGGTCGAGCTTCGGGCCCGAGTTGTTCACCGGCTCGTACATGTACCCGACGACCCGGGCGTCGAGCGCGTTCGGGTTGCCGGAGGCGGAGTCGATGACGATCGTGGTCCAGTCGGGCCGCATGTGCACGATCCGCCGCTTGCCCTGCGCGGCCTTGCCCAGGTTGCCGTCGTCGTCCGCGGTCGTGGCGAAGTAGTTCCCCGCCAGCGACGCGGTGACCTCCATGCGCGCCAGCAACTCCCCGGTGGTTCCGCCGGGGAACGGGCTCTCCAGGAGCTCCAGTTCAGGCGAGCCGAACAGTTCGCCGGGCCGGCCGGATACGTACTGGCGCCACTGGAACCGGGCCTCGGAGAAGATCATCTGCCGTGCCAGCATGCACGCGAACACGACCCCGCTCGACTTGTAGGCGTCGTGGACGTACGACTGGAAGTCGTTGCCGATCTTCTCCTGGTTTGCGGTCAGGGACGTTGACCACATCGGCAGGCCAAGACCGTCGGCAGCCCAGAACGGTGGCTGCGTGAACGCCTTCTCGCGGCGGGCCGAGATCTTCTCCAGCAGCCCCACGTCAGGACACCTTCACTTTGCGGCGCGCGTCGTCGAAGCCGACCATGAACCCGGCCCACAACCAACCGGTCATCAACGCCACCTTCCCCGCGACCCAACCCAGTACGTACAGGACAGCTGCGAGGCAGGTGAGGAGGATGCGCATGGTCACTCCTCACATCTCGATGAAGGCGAACGAAGTCTCGGATGTCTTGATCAACTCGGGGACATCGACCTGATGCGCAGCCAAGGTCGCGGCCTCGAGAGTGGAAATGTCGGACGTGGACAACTTCCGGCCCCACGCCCACCGGTCGTTCACCAGGCGCCTCACGGCACCCTGAACAGCGGCCTCGAGTTCGGGGTACCGGGCGTGCTGGATCTTGCCTTCACGGACCCGGTTCAGCAGGGACGCGCAGGCGTCCATGACCTCGCCGGTGTCGAGGATGACCAATTTCACGCCGGCGCGCTCCAGGTGCGGGATCAGTGGTGCCGCCGGCCCGCGCTTGTCGATCACGGCCGGCACCTTGTGCTGATCCTGGATCTGCTTCGCGCGGTCCACGACCCAGGCGGTACCGGGGCCGTGCTGCAGAGGCTTCAGGTGAATCACGTCGCCTTCGACCGCGGCGGCTGTGATCGCTCCATGCAACATGTCCATCGACGCGGCGATCCCGAACGCGCCCATCGGCACACCCTGAGGGGCGTCACCGGCGCACGCCTCCCACTTCCCGGGGCCGAATGCGGCATCCGCCGTACCCGGTTCGTCCCACCAGCCGAGGAACTCGCGGATGAACTCTTCCGGCGGCATCTCCTGCCGGAAGTCGATCAGCCGCTCCTTCGTGATCCGCCGGCCGAACGCGGGGTTCGCCGCCTCGAGTAGATCCATGCGGTCCGCGACACACCCCA